TCATATCTGATTACGCATCATCTAAAGACTTTGGTGCTAACCGTGTCGACAAGTTAAATAAGATTCTTGCTGGTGACTTTGGAAAGATGCAACCTATCTGGGACAGCATGGGTAGTGATCAGAAAAAGCTGACAAGACAATCCATTATTGAGCAATTTAACTTCCAAAAAAATTCAAGAGATTCATTCTTGGCGGCAGAGCAATTTGATGCTAATGACATATTACGTAAGATGTACATGTCAAGCAATCCAAGCCAGTACTTTAAGCAATTGCAAACATTGGCTGTTGATCCTTCTACGCTGAAGTCTGCCCGTGAATGGCTTGATAACTACAACACGCAAGGTGCAAAGCAAGATGACTTGCAGACATTGGCAACAATTCAGCGCAATATATCTGCTGGTACTGCCACAGTAGAAGATGTTATTTCCGCTAAGAAATCTGGTCTGCTAAAGAACGACACTGCCAAAACATTTGTAGTAAACATTGCTAATCCAAGCGATGATGTGACGTGGGGTGTTAAGCAAATTGAACTGGCTCTAAACATCCAGAACTCTATGTTGCCACCTGAGATTAATTCAAAAGAAGGTAAGTCGATTGCAATTAATACCAAGAATACTGGTGAACTTGATTTGCGTAAGTTTGCATCTACAC